CGGCGGAGACAACGGGCCAGATGCACATGCTCTGTATCCTCCTTCCGTAGATCTTCGATGTAATTGCGGACAACGGGATCGCTCTTGTTAACGAATGTCTTGCGATTATGTGCGGGCATCTTATAATTTGCTTAATCTTTGTACTTACTGTTTCTAATCTTATGCTGAACTAATCCGTTTTAGATACATTGACTTCATAAGTATCTCCATTCAGAGATTTGTAAGTGAAAACAAGTACTTGTGATCCTACTGGAACTTCTGGATCCGCTATTTCAAAGCACTGCCTAATCTTGTCGTCTGTAATCAAATACCTCGCGGAAGGATCGGTATGCATATACTCAATCATTTTATTCGCAGTTTCAGTAAGTGAACTGCTAACTAAATTAGCATCTATTACTCCGTAAGGATTTGTAATAACCGTACAGAATGCCATTGTGTTAATAACTTATTTTTACCAGCGAGTAGATCGGCCACCGGTAAATAGGGTGGGAACTGGCGGGTATTCCTGTTGATATCCATAGTATACTAGAGCCGCACCTGCAGCTACCCATACAACACCCCACATCCAGCTAGTGGTGCGCTTAAAGAACATCGTATAAATCGTCCATACAACAAGAGCAGCTCCAAGTGCGATAAGAACCCAACCTAGCATTTATAAGTAAAAAACTATTATTTGGTGCCGTATGACACCAGGTAATAGGTTTTTTGGATTTTACACTTTTCTGCTTGCTTTTCGAAGTTTAGTATATCCAGGTTCGGTCCACCACTAGTTTAATAGGAAACTAGACCTTTACGCCGTAGCCGGGGCATCCGTCTTGACGAAGTGAACCTTGAGGAAGCTCTGGAGGTTCAGGTAGGTGACCTCCTGGCCATCCTTGACGCGTAGAAGCTTGCCTAGCTTGGCGTCGGGTAGAATGCGGCGCTTGAAGTTAGGGTCAAAGCACTTGTGCTCCTTGACATAGCCAGCGATGAACTTCGTTACATCCGTCTGGCTGCGCTGGCTGCTAGGGGATAGCTTCATGAAGCTCGCGAGCTCATCCGTAATCGGGCGGAGCTTGAGGAACGCGTTGTTCGCGCGGCGGGCCTCCCAGGTCGCGCGCTCCTCGGGCGTCATGTCCGCCGGGTCCTTGCGGTGGCGGCGCTTGGAGTTGCGTACATCGCGCTTTAGAGCCTTTACGGCCTCCGTCGTCTCGGCGACTAGCGCACGAACACGCGTCGTCGTCTCAGCACCTAGCGCCTTTAGGCTATCCTGGAGGGACGCTAGGATCGTGGCGGCAGTGCGCTCGACTACTGGGGCAACTACTGCACCAGCTACTGGGGCTACAGCCTCAACTACGGGTACAACTACATCAGCCTTGGCGGCTACAGGCTTGCGGGCCTTGGGGGCAGCCTTGGGCGCGGCGGCATCTACAACTACGGGGTCGGCTACGACGGTCTTGGTCTCCTTCTTGGCTGGCATCTTGTTTGTCTTAGAGATTGACTTGATTGAATCCATTTCTAACGCGGGTTATGATACTACTAGTCCTTACCTGTTTAAATCATAATCGTACGATGGCGCTAATAATTATAAAACATATTGTATATTGTTCTTTTGAATCATTCAAAATTGACAAAAGTGTTTTAGCCACGAAGTATGATGCATTCATCGGGGTGGATTTATGTTTTGTGAACCCCGCGATAGTTGCCTTGGACCAATCGAGATACTTCTCTCTTCGTGAACCAGGTTTCGCATGTCCAGAAGCATGTGCAATCAGGTCAGCATGAATAAGGTTCATCAGAATATAAAGCTGTGTTTTGTTCAAGGACATGAACAAAAGATGATTCGTATCAAAAAACCCGTTCTCTTCAATTATCTGACATAATTCAAGCCATTTCTGCTCAACTATTTCTGTAAATTTACTTTCCTGATTAAGTTCACGAATATTCGGAATACAACTACGAACTCTGATCTGACATAGCTTCCGTAATCTATGTCTTGTTTCAATAGTTAGTTCTTGTCTTGTGTACGGATTCGCTGGCTTTGGGCACGCTCTTGCGTACTGATACAAACTGCGTATATCGAACCAGTAAAGTTTATCTGCCTCCATGAATGAAAAATAATCCAGAGGAGATACATTATTCTTATCATCCAGCGTAACAAGTTCTTCGGTATTATGACAATTCTTACGATCCAAAACACCAGGTCCGGCTAACGCAAGTTTGTGTCGAAGAAAGTATCCTCTCCATATTTTCTGGATAAGAATGATCTTAGTTTTGTTAATGTTCAGTTCGGACCATAACCGTTTATGTTTTGTCTTAATATGCTTCCCGCAAAAAAGAAGACCTTTCAATGCGTGTGATGTGCATTGGTCCAAACTGGTTTTGTTCTTACAAGATGCACACAGCACCATTATTCTATTAAATTGAAAGCTTTCGTTGAAAACGGATTCCGATCGCCTTAGATTTAGGATAGTACAATCACAATCAATATGAACGGCCCTATTCATTCCAACGCAATCGATGTCAATGCTATCTCTTTCGTCCTAGGCCAGAAGCGTGCAGGCCGTAATCCTCCTATCAACATGAAGTACAACGGCAGTAATCTACAGATTCGTCTGCCTCGTATTGGTTATCCTGGCGGCTGCCTGGTACGCGAGGGTGAGACGGGTGTTAAGACCTATACGCTGATTGGGTCTCTCAAGGGCTGTGATCCTTACGGCAAGGAGCGTTATGGCGGTGCCGATGAGGTCGGTAAGCTATACAACCTGCTCTCTGATCTAGAGGAGAAGATCATCAAGTCCGCTGTCGACAACTCGGTAGCGTGGTTCGGTAAGAAGCGTTCAGAGGAGGCTATTCGCGATAGCTTCAAGCGCATTCTCAGCTTCTCGACCGACAAGATTGATGGTGAGTATGTACCCAACGGTAAGTACCCGCCCAGCTTCCGCGTCAAGGTTCCGGTCTATGACAACAAGGTCTCGTCCGAGGTCGTAGATAGTGCTCGCAATCCGGTGTATGTCACGCCAGAGACGCTTGAGACGAAGGACACGCCATTCCCTAAGGGCGTAGAGGCCAAGCTAGTAGTTAGCGGCAGCATCTATGTCATTGCTGGTCAGGGATTTGGTGTCACTTGGCGCCTGACGGATGCTCAGGTGTTCCCTCAGCAGCGCATGACGGCAGCTACCATCTTCGCAGACGAGGACGATGATGCGCCTACGCAGACTGATGCGGCTCCTGCGGAGTCCGAGACCCAGGCTCCTGCTCAGGACGAGGAGGAGTATGGCGGTGGTCAGACTGTTCAGTCGGAGACTCAGGTTCCTGCGGCATCTGCTCCTGCACCCGTTCGCAAGCGCCGTGTGGCGGCGTCAAGCTGAGTAGAGACCAAACGCGAGAATTAGACGGAGCTTCATAAATTATAAACGAATCATCTAAAAACAAAATAGAAAACTCAGAAAATAAATAATTAGAAATAGTTGCATCTGAACACTTCAGAGGTAACAACGATTTTTTATTGCATTTCGGGCAGCTGTAGACTTTCGGAATAGTCGTTACCATTTCAGGAGTCATCAAGCGAATAGTGCTATGAAGAGCTCTGTCAAATATTGTTTCGAAATCATCTTCCAAACAATCCTGGTACGCTTCAGAAGACAGTAGGGACCATAGAGTTATATCACGCTTTTTCCATGTTGATTCCTGGAACAAAGTCCCGAACGGATTATCGTAAAACCAAAGCGAATGAAATACTTCAGGATTATCTGAATCGTGTTCAGCAAGACCTATTCGTGTAAGATTTTCGTCATACAACCAATAAACATTCCAATCAGGATATTTAGGATCAATAGATCCCCGAAGGACATCTCGGCCATTATAGTTCCACTCTTCTGCGTCATAATCATCATCATGATCCGCGATATCTTCTGAGAAATCGCGGTAGATATAGTCGGGTTTCAGTGCCGAGAACATTGTTATGATAAAGGTTAATCAAACTTTACGGTTAGACGCACATCGTGTCGAGAAATAGACTTGGTGGCTGAATGAGAAAGTTCATGGCGCTTCCGCTTTTCACCGTCCTTGGATTCCTTGGATTCGTGGAGTCGGGTCTCCATATCCGTATGAACATTCTCATGGTTCGTTTCTAGATAATCTAGAACTCCGTCCGTGATTGCCCACTCGAAAAAGTTCAACTGACCCACCGTGGTTTCAATATCCCTGAACTTAATACGCTTCCAACGGCAGAATGGATCAAACATCCGCTTACTGTACGCCTTCAAATGTGACTTGTAATTCAGGTAAACAATAACATGCTTGTTCGCTTTCGTCAAGTACGATACATTGAACTTCTTCGAATAGTTGGTAACAAACCAGTCAATAAGACGAAGAGATAGGTCGGAAGTACCATTGAGAATATTCTTGACACGAGTAAGATTTTCGGGAATTCCGTAAAAGCGGTCTAGTCTATGAAGTACCCACTGCTCCTGAGTTTGAATGTCTTGGAGCATTTGTTATATATGGATTCCCTACATGTAAAACGGTTTTATCGTAACCAAGTAAGGGAACAGCAATGAATCATGTGGAAAGACTTATTCAAGAATATGGCCAAAATGATCAGCGCACAGATGCCTGGCACTCTAAACGAGGAGAAATGCTCACCGCTTCGGAGATCTACAAAGCATGTAAGGATGCCTCCGCTGCAGCTCGACACGAAATCATCATGTCCAAACTCGTACCACGAGAGCGAACGCCTGCTGGGTTCGGACCGAAAGCCCTCTTATGGGGAACACGATTCGAACCGATAGCCAAGCTGATGTATACTACATATTACGAAGGCGGTATTGATATTGTGGACACTACTTGTATCCCTCATCCGGTTCATACATTTCTTGGCGCATCTCCCGACGGAATCATTATTACGAAAGATAAGGAAGATTATAGGTACGGCAAACTTGTTGAGTTCAAGTGTCCTATCTCCCGAGAATTTTCAGACACAACTCCTATTCCCGATACTTATTACCATCAAATGCAATTACAGCTGGAATGTACAGGTATGCGCGAATGCGAATACATTGAAATGAAATTTCGCGAGGTGAATTATAGTGAGTGGGTAGATTGTCCCGCTAAATATAAGTCATTCTTTATTGTGGCAGATGATGGAGAAGTTCTGTACCGCGATATCGAAGATAAGAGGGATGTACCTACATGGCGCCGCGAAATGATCCCTCGGGATGAGCGCGAATGGTCTACTACTTACTGGTACTTCGATAAGATCCGCACATCGCTAGTCCCACACGATCCCAGTTGGATTGTGTCCAATATCCAAAGTTTTACGGATATTTGGAATACTAT